GTTCTATTTCTGTCTTTAACTTTTGAACATCTTTTGTCGTTTGTTGAACTGATGCTGGAGGTGTCCATTCATCAATCCAGTCATCGTTTTCTTCAATCTCTTCCCAATGGGTTAATAGTTCTCTCTCAATAAAAGTAAGTCGTTCTGTAATACCAAAGTATCCCCAAACAGCAATGCCAGTAAAAGCAATTAGTGCTATTAAGTTCTTCAGAGGTATTGTAAACTCACTACCTTCATTAAGTTTATTTGGTTGTGCCATATTATCCTACAAAGAAATCCGCTGGAAGTTCATGCTCAAGACGTATGACCTCTTTTAATCTTGCTATGTCTTGTATAGCATCTTCATATATCTGTCTACCATTTAGTGTTACTCCACCGGGCATTACCATACCTTCAAACTTGATAAGGTTTGATCCCCACTGATGTTTGATTAGGGCTGTAGTATATTCTTTCAACCATAAGTCATTCCAAACAGCGGTATGAGAGTTTCCATCTATAATGCTATAAACTTCAGCGACAATATATTCACCCGCTTTTATATCTTCTCCAAACTCACCATGAACATAAAGACGATTTTGTTTTCTGACATAATCTACTTGAGGAGTTCCGTTTAATCTCATGTCAAGTAAAGACAGATACTGTTGAACTTGTTCATAGTAAGCAAGGTCTCCAACATAAGAATGCATATTGGCAATGTCATTCATATGCATTTGATACTTGACACTAAACATATTACGTGAGAACATACCACCTTGTAACTTGAATAGTTTCGTGACCTGTTGTACGTTAGAAGATATTGTCACATACTTATTTGTCACATCATCCGTTGTAACTAGGTGTTGAATATATCCTCTATAGGTTGCTTCCGAATGAAACTCTCTAAAATATTGTAGTGCTTCATCTACACGATCACCTATTTGATCTTCGTCCACGTTGATTTCGATGACAGGATCACCTAGTCTGCGTAAGCAGTAGTCTATTAAACCTTGTCTTGTACTAGGGTTAGCCATGTGTCGTTCCTATTTTACTAGTATTTATATCAGTTTAAAAGAGATCCTGAGGCATTGTACACATCGATACGATAGTGAGAACCATGCTGTCCATCAAGTTTGTCTGCATCTAAGTTATTACCAGCACCATCTCTTGCAAGCATTTCAGTGTATATTGCGGCACCATATTCAGATCTTAGTTTTGTGGCTGTAAGTAGAGTAGTTACATTAAACGCCGCACCATCAGCCGTACCGACTGTTAGTATACCATCTGCCGAATCAAATGTTGTGCTTGCTACTCCAGCAACTGCTACTGTTCCAGCACTATCAACAAATCCTTGAGCGTCAATAGTTAGAACAGGGACTAGAGAACCAGATCCATACACACCCGCCGTAATTGTAGACGCCGAAGACTTGGATACAAGTGTTCCTGATGTTGGCAAAGTGACACCAGTGTTTCCAGTAGTTGTTAGAGTGGTTGTATGTGCGCCACTTGTTATGAAACTACCCGCAAGAGTTAAGTCTCCTGTGAGGCTAATACCTCTATCAGCATTGTTAACATCAAGTGTAATAGTTCTATCTGCCGATAATGCTGGATTTGCATTGTTAGAAAGTATAAAAGTTTCGAAGTCTGTTGTAGTAACATCTCTAAGACCAAAAGTAGTAACATCATTCATAGCAAGTGGACCATTAAAATCCCCACCATTTATGATAGGACTAGTCAGAGTTTTGTTAGCAATGGTTTGTGTTGCTTGAGTACCCACAAGATTATCACCACTAACACCAGAACTAAGTTGACTAAGTGTTGTAGTAAGAGTGTTGTTACTTAAGTTTAGAGTTTTTCCAGTAAGTGTCTGTGTTCCAGTTCTTGTGGCAATAATGTCGCTATCTATTTGGATAACTCCATCCAAAGAATGTGCCGCCGCTGTTACAGTTAATCCAGCCGAACCTGTTAGAGTTCTGATATAGTTACCACTAGTACCAGAATCTAACTTTATTGTTGTTGTTCCGATAATAGACACAATTCCAGCGGAGTCAACTGGAGCCTCACTAAATGAGGTGCCTAAAAAGTTACTTAGTTTTTGTACCATTTCTATACCTTCTTATGGTTATGCTTGGGCTTCGCCCCATCTTAACTGAATAGTTCCTTTCACGTCACCTGATTTGGTGAAAGCATTAATAGCAAGAACGTCTGGACCATCTGGATATTTAAAGTCACCACCTAAAGGAGCGCCTGATAATTCTTTTAGATCCATAAGGTTCAAATCAGTTACTAAGGCATCCGCTCTAGATGCATTAACAACGAAAGCGAAGATACGCTCTCCCGGAAGTGCATAAGATCCACTGCTCCACGTAATATCATCTTTCTCTGCTACTTGAGCAAATGATGGCTGTCCACCCTCATTCACAGCATTCAAAGATTTCCATGTTGCATCTTGGAAGTTTCTAGGATTAATAATACCCTGAACAACCACCTCACCAGAAGTTGACGATCCACGAGACATTCCAACTGCACATTGCTGTAGTAGGAGTTGAGACCTGTTTAGTAGTTCTTTGGCACCCAATCTTCCGACTGAAGAGTTTGATACTGAAGGAGCCAATCTAATCATGAATGACGTGATGGGTGTTGAACCAATCTTGTCACCTGATGTGTTGTGAGAGTTTGCGTAGTTAAAGATGTAACCTCTATCTGTATCAAAGCCGCCATCCATCACTAGGGCAGAACCCCAATGAGAAAGAGTTGGCGAACAAGTGTTAGAGATTTCAATAATACCAGTGTTACTACTGTGACCTATCGCACCACCCGCTGTAAGGTTATTTGTTGTACCTTGTAAGTATTGAGATAGTGTTGCCGCACGAGTACAGCCTGTGAAGTTTCCAGCACCGTCTGTCACACTACGACCTGTGTATGAAATGATTTCGTTATCAATCATTAATACACCAGTATCATCAAACTCTTGTAAGTTAGCCCCCGGAAGTGTTGTAGCATTACTATCTACAGTATTTGTTAGGTGCGTAATAGGTGAGTCATTCTCAATAGAATATCTAACAGGAAGGTTACCTGATCTCATGTAGGCTTCATCATTGACGTTGTTATTCTTCATTCTGTGAATGTATAGCCACCTACCATCGTCACCTCTAACCATAAAGTGAATGAAACCAGCACCATACCAAGAGTATTCAATGCCAATCATTTGCATCTTGTTAAAGTCCCAATGATATCCAGAACTACCTTGACCATTAGCTTTATCCATGTTCCACTTAGATTGTGGCACTCTAACCTCAGTTACTTTTTGTGCTCTTACACCAGCTTGAGTAATACCTCTATAGTCTGGTGTAATAAACGCTGAAGTGTTACTAACAACTTGAGTTACAAAGTGTGTCATACCCCTAATAGCTATTTTAGAACCAGCCCGAAGTTGTTCACTTAATCTAGTGTTAAGTCCAGTAATAGCACTACTATTTTGAGTTACTGATATAGTTCCTGTTACGTTTTCTGTACAAGATCTTCTACAACAGAACATTTGATTACCATCGAATTCTAGGTAGATACCATTCTGATCATCAAACATACCCGCCCGAACAGCGGAACCAACCCATCCTGTCACATTTACTTTACAAACTTCTGCTAATACGGCAGTAGTATCACCTAGAACAGATTTAGCGGCAACTCTAAATGTATAGTCATCTACAATAGATGATACAACGTAGGTGTCAGCATATCCAGAAGTTAGCACTCCACTAACTTTAATATCTGCCCCCGCTTGAAGACCGTGATCTATATCGTCTGTTCTCATAGTAATAGCAGACCCCACTGATGTACCAGCGGCTGTAATACTTTGAAGATCATAGTTAGGAGCAAATAGTGTTCCTGATGACCATAAGAATCCTTTACCTGACTGATACCTGAAGAATCTCTTAGACTGTCTTACAACAGCCGCCGCATAAGTAGGTGTTTTTGTAGAAAGAATAACACCACCATCCGAAGGTCTGTGTAGAATAGTTGCGTTAGAAACAGCAAACAACGTAACGCCAGATGGACTTCCAACCGCCGCACCAGATCTTGCAGTGTAAGTAAAAGTTCTCAAAGTTGGTGTTGACTTAATAACAAATGGACCCGTAGCATTAGCGGCATTAGTTCCACTAGCCACAGTCGTGTGTATAGGACACCCCGGAATTAATCCATGAGGATTAGTAAACGTGAGGGTTATTACGCTTGGATCTGCACCATTCGATGCGGCTGATGCCACTGGAATAGAAGCGTTAGCATAAACGCCACCTTTTCTACCAATAGTTTCTTCTGTTTTCAAAGACTGTCCACCAGTAGTTCCAACTGTACCACGAGCAAAATATGTGACAGTAGTAGTATTTGGGACAGTATGTAATATGAAGCTTCCGTCAGCACGAGAGAACCCTGCTATACCAGCACTCAATCCCGAAACGTTTACAACGTCACCAACCACTAAGTTGTGAGCCGCTGAGAATACTATTGTGATAAGACTATTAGATGGACTAGACGTTTGATAATCTGTTACGATACTATTAACTGTAACATCAATCCCCGGCTCATCATACGTAGATGGATATCCTTTAATGGTTCCGTAGCCAGCCCATTTAGTAGGTTGTAGACCATATTCAAAGTCAGCGTCAATCAATGACTCAGGATTTGATACACGCATTCTTTCGATAGCGTCTGTTCCAAACTGCCAAGGTCTAATAGTTTGTCCATACTCAACTTGAGGTTCAGCAAAGATTTGTAAACCGTCTGAGGCTGACATACCTGATGTAGTTTTACCAAGAGTAATAGTGGTATACCCACTGGTGAGAGTGTCCACTGTAGGAAAATCTGTGTTAGTTCCTTTTGTAAATACTGCTGTGGTTCCAGCAAAGGATGCGTCACCAAAGTTGTATATAATAACATTGTCAGTTACGTTTGTTATTAGAAGGAGAGTGTCAAGAGTATGACGCCCCGGAACAACAATAGTGCCAGCACCCGCATTCCCCGGTGTAAAAACGTAATCTCTTAGTAGTATTTTCGCCATTTTATTTTCCTATCCTAACGCAACTGCGAATGCTATTGCTTGACTTTGTGTACTAAATGTTGCAACATCCGCTGAATCACCCTTGTCACCCTTTTGGCCTCTTTGACCAATAGACGAATATAGTTGCCAATTATTATTTATATGTATTAATTCTATTATAGATTGACCTAAATCGAGTTCAAAATTATCTGCAAATCCCTCAATAGTCTCTCCATTTCTATTAACGATAACAGAGTTAGTAGAGTAGTTCGCAACGTCTATGAGTCTCACATAATCTCCTGTTACGGGATTTTGTGGAAGGGTTACATTAACTACTCTTGAAGAAGTATCGATTGCATATCTTCCAGCCGATACTGCCGTAAAATCAGATTCGTATATTGTATAGTTCGTAGAGAATACTCTAAAGTCAGAGTCAAATCCTAAGTAACTTCCTCTGAGTTTTCCGAAGTTCCAAGTTCCAAGTTGAAATCCATCACCACTAGTATTGATGACTGAATCTGGAACAGAAGAGTCTAAACCATCTTGAATAAGATTTGTGAATGTTGTCCACTCACCATTAGTAGCATCTCTGAAGAAACCAGCCCTTCTCTTTGGACCAGCCGCTGAGTCTCTGTATCTACCCACAACCCCGATATCAACAGCATCACCATTGTTCGAGTCTGCAAGTTTGATTAGAGCGTTTGTAACTCTGAGGTCAGTTGTGGTGTTAAGAATATAACTGCCGCCAACTGTAAGGTTTGCTCCAACTGTAAGGTTTCCTGAAGTAGTCATAGTTGCGAATGTTGGGTTTGCTGATGTGCCAACATCTTGTCCAATGGCAACAGAACCATTAGTAATAGTGACACCAGTTCCATTACTGAAGTGTGCTCTTACTTCACCAGCATTGGGGCCAGTGTATGTTATAACTCCTGTGGCAGAATTGTAAGCTAAACCACCATCACCACCAGCGTCAGTAACCGAAACAGCCCTTTTAGCATCACTGTCTGCCCTAGCAGTTGTATAATAAAGATTAGAACCTTCAGACACATCTGATGTTAAGATGGAAGCATTAATATAAGAGTCTACTCTAGCACTTGTATAGTAAAGGTTTGACCCTTCACTCAAGTCTGTTGTGGATCTGGCACTAAGAGACGCCGCTGATAGTGTACCAAATAATGAACCTGTGGCAGTGATATTACCCGCCGCAATTATATCCTGACCTCTGATATTCTTATCAACACCAAGTCCACCTGAGATCATGAAAGCCGCATTAGTTTTTGATGCCGCTTCAGTTCCACTATGAATAGTAAATCTACCGTCTGTAGACATAGTAAGACGATCTGTCCCACCAGTTAAATTAAATGGAGCTTTCCCCACACCACTTTTTATTTTAAGTTCAGTGTTAGCCCCTTCAAATCCAATAACCATATCGTTATCAGCGGATGTTCCTATAACACCGATACCATGATTAAACTGTCCACTAACTCCTAAACTTAATACCGCTGATCTACTCGAATCACTGGACGCAAAGTTTAAAACAGATTGTGCTGAATCGCCTAACAGCCCATCATCGTTGAATGATATGCCACCATACTGAAGACCAAACATTTTAGATGAGTCTATAATAGGATCTACAAGAGTTTTATTAGTAAGTGTTTGAGTTGAAGTTAACCTAACATACTCAGGAGTTCTTAAGGTGATATAAGCAGAGTCTACTAATGCAGTTGCGTCTGTGTTGACTCTACCAGTAGTATAGTATAGATTACTACCTTCTGATAAACCACCAGTGTTATGATTAGATAGAGTGGATACTTGACCAGTGACATTTCCAACAACACCGCCCGTAGCAGTAATGGCGCCCACAACTGTTGCGCCACTGCGAACACGTAGGTTATTAATATTTGCACTATCAGTTACAAATAAACCGTTCTTAACTTTAAAATCTTTTTCTGCCATAGTTCACTTTCCCCAAGGCGTTACTTGTATTTATGATATTACAGTTTTCACTGGCTTAACTTTTATGTTACCCATTCCAGTTGATCTTGTAAATATTAGTCTAATATCAGCACCAACAACATCAGCGGTTAAAGTTCCAATGTCACTGTCATTTGAGAACGAACTTGTCATGCCATACTCTGTATAGAACACATTCGTTTTATTATATGTTAGTAACAACTTTGATAGTTGAACATTCCCACCAGCACTGTCATCCATATGAACAAGATACTCTATAGACTTAAAGTCGCTATCGTGTGTCTCAAGATCAATGACTGTAGCCGCACCATCTACTATAGAAATGTCGGTTGGCTTTGTGAACAATTCACCGCTAGTATTTGTTACTTTACTAAACACTGCGCTATAGGCAGAGTCCATATCAACTTTACCATTGGTAATCCCAATACCATTACCACCAGTAAAGTGTGCTCTAGTTTCAGATGCCGAAGCTCCAGTGTATGTGAATGTGCCTGAAGCAGAGTCATAAGCAAAGCTTCCATCTCCACCAGCATCAACGGCTCTTATAGATTCTCTGGTTCTAGACTTAGTATAATCAGAGTCGAAGAGAGTGGTTGGGAAAGATCCCCCATCCGCTGTGTTTATCGTGAAGATACCTTTGTCACTATCAAATGATGTTGAGGATACTCCAGCAACAGATACTGTAGAAGCAGAGGTAATTTGTCCTTGAGCATTGATTGCTAGAACAGGAACTAAAGAAGCAGTACCATAACTAGCCGCTGTTACACCAGTATTAGTTATGCTTAGAGTATTACTATCAGCCGCATAAGATATTCCTGTTCCACCTATAGCCGCCGCATCTAATGTTGTATTGAAGTCACTATCAAAGTTACCTTGAGTATAGACACTTTCAACATCAAAACTAAACACACCAGTAGAAGAGTTATATGATAAGTCTCCACTTGCGCTAAGATGTGCTCTGACTTCTGCCGCACTTGGACCCGTGTAGGTGAACGTTCCTGAAGCAGAGTCGTAAACGAATTGACCATCACCGCCAGCATCTACGGCTCTTAGAACATTTCTCGCTCTAGTTTTTGTAAGATCACTATCAAGGATAGTAGTTGCGAATGAATTACCATCCGCTGTGTTTATCGTAAATATTCCTGTGGCTTCAACGAAAGCGGCACTCGACACACCAGCTACAGATACTGTTCCTACAGAATCTACTTGTCCTTGAGCATTCACTTTAACTATAGGTACTAGAGATGCAGATCCATACGTGCCAGCAACTACTGTAGTATCAGTAATCTTTATTTCGCCAGTACCATTGTTATATGTTATACCAGTGCCACCTGAGAAATGAGCACGTACTTCAGCGGAACTTGGACCAACGTAATTTATAACACCACTTACTTTATCATAAGTTAATGATCCATCTCCACCACTATCAATTAAAGATATAGAATTCTTTCCATCAGAATCTGCTCTTGCTTTAGTGTAGTAAAGGTTCGTGCCTTCTGAGAGATCAGTAGTACTATAGGTGGATAAAACGTTTCTAATTCTACCAAATGGTTTATTTAGATCCCAAGTGTCTGAAGTAGCATTGTATTGTATAAGAGCATTAGACCCTGTTACAGTAATACCAGCACCATTAGAGGCGGCACTATCAGCCGCACTATCTGCTAATATAATATTTTTATCGTTGATTGATATCGTTGTCGAGTTTATAATTGTCTGAACACCATCTACTTGAAGGTTACCAGCAATAACAACCTTACCAGTATTGTCTCCAACACCAGCGGGATCAATAACAAGTGTGGCTGGACCAGCAATATAGCCAGTTGTAGTTATGTTTCCATATGTTCTATTACCAGCAATGTATGAATTGGTATCAGAGTCGTTACGTGCAGTTGTGTAATAAAGATTACTGCCTTCTGTTAGATCAGTAGTTGTACTAGAAGTTTCATCTATAAGTTTTACCCAGTTTCCAGCATGAGCATAATATCCTTTTCCTGTCGCATGAACATGGGCAAACATTCCATGAACTTGGGACGCTGAAGGTAAGTCGCTTTCATTATCATATACGTTGGAGTAAAGTATTTTATTTGCGCCAAAACTAACCCCGTAATCACCAGTTCTTAATACTTCATTTCCATTATAGTAGAGACGTACTTCACCTTCGCCAGCACCCGCATCACTATCGGCGAGGCCAAAAGTTTCTATTAATTTAGTTCCAGTAGGACCAGCAATCCCAACATTAGGTCCAAGTATTGCTATATGATTATAAGAATCTTGAGAAGAGAATAGAGTATTAGTATGCCCTGATAGGGTTTCATGTGGTGTAGAAGTTATTGATGATGCTAATGTGCCAAAAGCATTAACTGTACTTCGAAAGGTTCCAGTGGTTACAATATCAGCAATAGCAGAGTCTACTCTAGCCTCTGTAAAGTATAGATTACCAGAACTTTCAGCAAGATCATTTGTGCTAAAAGATTTTAAACCAATGCGAGTATTGAACGTATTACCATCTGCCGTTCCAATACTAACTGTAGCATTATTGGAGTCGAATGATAATGTTGACACGCCAGCAACAGAGACAGTGCCTATGCTATCAATATGGCCTAGACTATTAACTGATATTGTTGGTACTAGGGAAGCACTGCCATATGCTCCAGCGGTAACACCTGAGTTAGTATGAACTACTTGACCTGTGGCTGGGTTATAAGATAACGCAACATCTGCGCTAATAGCATTTTTGGCGTCAGAATCTGCTCTTGCTGTTGTGTAATAAAGATTACTTCCTTCAGTTAAATCACTGGTGGTATTAGAAGTCATTGCAAATTTAACTACATTACCAGCACTATCTAATACTCTTAACTGACTATTATGGTCTTCTAATCTTACACCACCAAGATAAAGTGTTTTACCAGATAAATATAATTCTTTCCATTTTTTGGTAGGAGATCCTAAATCGTATGCACTATCTACGCTTGGTATTAGACTACTTCCAATAGGATTAGTTTCGTCTATAAGTTTTAACCAATTTCCACCATGAGCATAGTACGCTCTTTGTGTTCCATGAACATGAGCAAACATTCCATGATAACTACTCGCTGAAGGTAAGTCCCCCTCACTAGAATATACGTTGGAGTAAAGTATTTTATTTGTGCCAACATCAATGTTACCAGTAGCAGTCAACCCACCCGAAACAGCTATTGCTTTGTTTAGATCCCAAGTGTCTGAAGTGGCATTATATTGTATGGTGGCATTAGCACCAGTGACAGTGATACCAGCCCCATTAGCCGCCGCACTATCTACTGCACTATCAGCTAAAATAATATTCTTATCATTAATCGAAAGGGTTGTTGAGTTTATAGTTGTCTGAACACCATCTACCTGAAGATTACCCGCTATGACAACCTTGCCAGTGTTATCTCCAATACCCGCTGGATCAATAACAAGTGTGGCTGGGCCTCTTAAATGGTTAGTTAATGTTAAGTTAGTAAAAGTTGGACTATCACTTGAGTCTACTGGTTGACCAATTTCTATTACACCTGTGCCACTAGTATAAGTTACGCCAGTGCCGCCACTTATCAGGTTTCTAGCATCACTATCAAACCCTTTATGAATAAAGTTACCCGTAGACGAATCGTATCTAAGGTAAGTTCCGTTTGAAAGATTTATATTGCTATTTACATCATTGAGTGAAGTTATTTTGGAATTAGTGATAAGTGCTGTAGCATCACTATCAAAGTTTCTATGAATATACTTTTGAGTTGCTGAGTCAAATATAAGATACGAACCACCAGCAAGACCCACTACACCATTAACATCATCAAGAGTAGTGATACGTCCTGTGGAAACCTGTCCTATTCTGTTGGGAGTTCCAACAGTTATTTTCTTAACAATCGTTGTCCCGGCTGATACGATGCGAATAGCCATTAAGGTCTCCTTAGTTTCTGGTGACCGAAGGCGATACGGTGATCTGTCCTTCTAATATTCTTTCAACAAGAGTGTTTGAAGCACTATCGTTAGAGGAGATCTCTACGTCATAAACATAACGACCAGATTTCATCGCACTGGTCTGAGCATTAGTTAACTGTAAATTTAATATACCGCCACTTGCTGGTGATGGTATTACAACTGCAAACGTAACCGCATCTGAATCACTTGATGAGTAAGTTTTACGGATTTGCCCTTTACCAGTATATCCAGCCAAGGATTTCTTTGCTTGATTTTTATCGACTAGCTCTAGTTGTATACTAAAGTCTGCGCCTTGATTTAGTGTGAAATCTTCGTACTGCGACATATGTAAATCTCTTATTTATTTTCAACTTTACCTTTATTTATAAGAAATATTTCTCTAAACTTTTATAATGTTGGTCTTCACACTGAGATAAAATACATATTGTTCTATCAGGATCGTAGTTCAATAGGCCATCATCTAACTTATCGTCAGATAACCAACCTTTCGCCCTATGATAGTAGTCACGTTTGAAATCAAAACAAGACAGGTTGCTGTATTCATGAGTAATGAACCTGTCTAATCCATAGTAGTGTATGATATTATAATCAATATTTTCTATAAACTTATCGTATATTTCTTTATGCTGTTTGGTATATAACAACATTATAGATGTATTTATGCTAGTTGTGGGGATGGTTAAAATGTTATCAGGTGTTCCATCATAAAGATAATCCTCACCAATATCTTCACCATTGATAATTCTCAGCGTGTCATCAATGTCATCAAACATATAATCTATGTTGTTTTGTATCACAACATCTAAGTCAAGATACAACGTTGGGTCATCAAAGTCAAGATTAAAAAGTTCTATTTTCCACCAATAAGTTTCTAAGTCTAGACTCTTATCGATAAAAATAGTATTGACTTCTTGCTGAACATCCGATATACAATAAAAAGAAAATGGTAGAGTACAGTTACGCTCTACCATTCTATGTAATCTATTGACGTGTTCTTTAGAGTACTTTGTGCCTACACAGACGCATACTATATTAACTTTCTGTTTCAAGATCCTCAATCACCTCTTCCCAAAATGCATCAGCCTCTGCAAAAACAAATGATACAGTGATACGATAACAGTCTGTATAAGCGGCATGATAGCATAGGCTATCTGGAGTATGATACTCACCAAAGTAACTCATCTTTGCTTGCCAGCCTTTCTTATCTTGAACTCTAATACGTTCTTTCTTTTCAGTATCCCAATAGTCGAACCATCCTTCACCCGTTTCTGAATAGGTTATAATGATGTTAAACCCTGAAGCATTAGCATTATTGTGCCAAGAGATAAACCCACCCGGTGGATAGCAAGCATTAAGGGCATTATTTCTACAAGAAAGAAACTCAATAAGTTTTGAGTTCAAATTTGACGTAGCTTCTTTAATAATCTTTCCATCTTTATGTTGTCCATCAGTATGCTTAAGTCCAGTAAATCCTTTTAACACTACTGGAAATCCATCGTGCCTATCACCCATAAACATAATCTCTTTCAGATACTGATCTGAAACATAGTCTTCTGCTTTATCGTCTTTGTTAGTGATGTAAAGTTCTTTTGCAATTAGTGGATCATCATCAGGCTGATCTCTCTTAAGCAATACATCTTTATATTCATCTAATATATCTAAAAACTCTTTATTTTTTAGATCAATATCTCTCACATAGTTGTGTTTAATGTTCATTATAAAAACCCTTTTTCTCCATATTTGTCCATCCAATTCGAATAGTGTATCACTATGGGGTCTGGATCTGTCTTCCAATAATCTCTACTAGGATCTACCACATGACAGTTATAACCATCATTCCCTATCTGGTTAGGCAAGCCAAAAGCCGTAAAGTAGTTCCAACGATAGTTATCATCAAAGAACTTCCACTTAAGAAATTCATATTTAGGCGAATGATAAATCAGCCACCACAAAGTAAGTTGATCCCATTGTCTAAAGTTTCCTACTTTAATGTTATCAAACTCTATAGGGTTCCATTCACCATCCCTTTGTTTAAAAAACAAGTTATACCAATCCAGCATAAACTCTTTTATTAATGGATTTCTGGTATCATATAATGCAACACCACCACAATGAGCAAGATGATCTGGAGCACCTTTCCAACCATCATCATAAAGATTTGGCCCCCAATCCCATTCAGCAAAATATCCATAGCCACCTTCTTTTGTGAGATTAACATAAGCCATATCATACTTACCATCTTCAAGATGATCAAACACATTAGAGATATCTTTGTGAACAATCTCTATGTCAGCATCCATATAGAAAGTTAAATCATAAGGAGAGTTAGCCATGCCCCACATTTTTTCTCTATTAGTATTACTAGGAGTAGGCAACACTTGATCGAAATCTCTAAAATAATTTTGACAACTAGGATCATCTATAAAACGTTGTTCTGTAAAGAGAGTGATTTTTGCTTCTGGATAATGATCTAGAAGGGATTCTTTTAGATTGTCGGCACTCATCAAAAACTGTTTACGTTTAGTCGCTACAGTTAAAAATCCTTTAGTCGGATTTTTCTTCTTCATTCATAATCTCCATTAATAATATAGTAGCATATGCTTGCATTTCAATAGCATTTTTAGCTTTTCTGATTTTAGATTTCAGTGTGCGATTAGTAGATTCTTTTACCTGAGGGATTTCAAAAGTCTGTAGTTTATAATTAAATAAATCTTCAAGTCTTTTAGATTCATTGACTTCTTTTTGTTTTTTAATTTTACTTTCACGTTCTGTTTTATGACGATCTAAACGGTCTTGAGTAAACTCATTAATTTTAGCCATAGTATTTTGTTCTACAACTTCTTCATAGTCTGAAGTTATTTTTCCATCAATATCATATTTGGAAACTTTAGCAACACTTGTTGAATAAGAACCATCATCATGTGTAATATTCAATCTAACAGTTAACCTGTCTTTTGCGGCGTTTTCCCAAAATGGATGTACCCATTCTTTTTTCATTATATTAATCTCCTATGATATTCTTACGTATAATGTATAAGTTTCGTTTGTTTCGTTAGCAGATTGTATCGTCTCGCCAGCGAAGTTTCCAGTAAAGTTTCCAAGGTAGTCTGTTATATATGAGGTTTCAAAATCTTTACTATATTCAGTTGCGTAGTTACCTTCATATGTATTAACGTAGTTCCCTTCGTAATCTAAAGTATATTGTGTTGTATACTCTCCAGTGTATATAGATTCATATTGAGTTACATAGCCCGAACCTTCAAAGTTCCTAGAATATGTCGCACTAAAATCTCTTACATAACTGTTCGCAAACTCTTTTTGATAATCGCCAGTGTATGTTGTGGTATAGGTGGCAGAAAACTGGTTTGCAAATGTATTAGTAAAGTTTCCAGTAAAGTTTCTGGTGTAAGTTGGATCGACATTTCTAGTATAAGCAACAGTTGGTCCCGCTCCAGAAAAATTACTTGCGAAGGCTCTGGTGTATACATCGTATACGACCTGTCTATACGCCAAATACTGAATCTGCGATATTACCTTAGCGTAGCTTACCCCGCCAGTTGTCTGAGGGGAGGTATAAGTACCTGAAAAAGTGCCGCCACTTTCATAGACCTGAGGATTGCCGGGGTTAACTATGAAATTCTGCTCTGGCACTGTCGCCCTTAAATAAGCCGCCGTGCGGCCTGAACCTTGATAAAAGTAGCCGCCGACAGCCGGACCTATGTAATTCGGTCCAAATCGACTTTCACCAAGATAATAACCCGCCGTGTATTGTGCCACTGGGTTAACAACATTTGAAACATATGCTTGGAAAGGAGTAAAAGCGGTGGTTTGGTAATTTGGGTCAGGTGATGGGCCACTATATATCACTGGGCCACTATATTGTATTGATGGGCCTACGTATACCGATGGCCCCACATAGTATTCTATCACTGTTCTGAGATAAGTATTGAAAGTTTCCCGAACATACATACCAAACTGGGTTTGGCGTTCATAATTTCCACCGGGTCCGGCATAGTAATCATGTCGAATAGCTTCGTATCCGGCATCAACATTTCTGGTATAAGCAATAGTTGGTCCCGCTCCAGTAAAGTTTCCAGTAAAGTTTCTCTGGTATCCACTTGCAAACGTATTGGTAAAGTTTCCAGTAAAGTTCCTAGTATACTGAGTCAAATAGCCAACATCTTGAGTACTAGCATAGTTAGATACATAGTTAGCCGCAAAATTTCTTGCATAAGTTGTTACATATCCACCTTCATAACTACCAGTATAGGTGGCGGCAAATGTTCCACCAAAATCTCTAGAATAATCTACGCTAAATTGTGCAGTACTAACAGATATATAAGCAAGATCAGTTATAGAAGTATAGTTTGTTGTATAGGCCACTGTTGCTGATGCGGTGTAACTAGATTGAAAGTTTACTGTACTATCTCTTGTAAAATTGGCATCAGCGGTGGTGTTCTTAGTGTCAGTCGCAGTACCTTTGGCAACCCACGTTCCAGTATCAGTAGGAGCACCCTGCGAAGAGTTCCTGAGTTGATATGAACCTATCTTAGATGCCGCTATACGTGTCTTTGCTCTTTGTCCAAATGAGAACTTAATTTCAGCATCAGACATTTCCTGAATACCAGCAAAGGATGCTTCGTTCTTTAGACGCATAGGTTTAACAGCCGTTGGTGCAGTTCCACCAGTTCTTTTCCATAACTTATGTGCTATAGAAGCCCCATCAGTTCTAGTATCTATAAATGCCGTTTGCTGTTCTGTCCAATCACCACTTGGTGCTGATGTGGATAGTCGGTATGATCCGGGGTATTCGTTAGTAAATATTTTACTTAAGTATCTATCAACAGCCTCATTTAGATCTATGTCTGGCATCATCTTCATGCCAGTTTCAGATGCTGAGTCCACCCACATAATAGGTCTAAACACATTGGCATCAGTTTCTGCCGCCGTACCGTTTGTCTGATAGATTACAGTATTAGTTGTACCTGTGGTAATGCTTGTAGAGGGATGTGTTCCTACAGCCTGATTAAAAAATGTATTAGAATATGTTCCTACAGTATCACCAGTTGTGGCTCTGTTCAAAGATCCTACTTCCGCTGAATCAGCGGTGCTCAAGTGTAGTCCTACTTGATACGCAATATAGTTCTCTTCAGTAGTCGTTAACTCTTGAATATTACCATTAGCATCTTTTAACTTAAGAGGTGTTGCCATAGTTTATTATACCTATACATTACTAATCTGTCAAGGGTATTTATACAAGTTTTTTAATTCAGTAATCCCAACTTACTTCGATATTCATCTCGAAACGAAAAGCTTTGTTATACACGCCTCTGAAATTAATACCGCCAACGTGACCTCCCGGAAATGAGTGGCAGTATGCATCACCCATTTGATCATAGTAAGAGGTAGAGGGTCTTTGGATGCTAGTATATGTCTTGCCTCCATAGGTGTTGGATTGAGTTGCACCACCATGACCAACACGACTAGACGTTTTAATATGCCAACGAGCATTAGACGTATTGTTAAAAGTACCATTTGTTCTTGTAGTCAATCTTGTTAATTCAATTCTATAATGATGATAAACCGCCTCACTCAAAACACTAACGCCACTGCCGTTGTCATAATACTTTCCACCAAAATACATCGGTATCGCCGCTCCATCACGACTTTGAGAGGAAAGCTCGCCATTACCAAATTGTTTTGGCTGGTAGCCCCCAATACCATCTGGAGGACGTTGAGACTCTAAGGCGAACTGTCCTTCGTAAGATCCTTCTCCAGCATTAATCACATCTCCACCAAGACCAACGCCACTGGAGTTCTGTAATTGAAAACTTATTCTTCCCTGACCCCCATCAGAACCTGATACGTTTTCATGAAATCTGAAATCATCGATATCAACAAAAATCTTCCTTACACCATTAGGAATAGCGAACCCACTAGCACTTGTGCCGCCCTGTGAATATGTGCTATGTTGATATGTCAGCCAACTGGAGTTGTAAGTCCACCATCCACCACTAGTTGTGTTTGCTGGAATACTGTATCTTGGTTCGCCACCGCCAACTATAGGAACTCCGTTTGATAAAAACGCCATTTAATTAACCCTTTAATTCTTCTATTTCTTGCTTCAATTCTTTAATCGCTTCAATAAGAACACCAACCATTTTACCGTAGTCAACAGCTTTCATACCATCTCCATCAGTGCTAACAACTTCTGGAAGAACTTTTTCTACTTCTTGGGCAATCACACCGACTTTACGGCCCTCTGGTTTACCATCCAGTATATTGATAGAGCCAATCTTATTATACCACACGCCACGTAGTTGTGATACTAGATCTAAGCCACTCTCAACTGTTACAATGTTTTCTTTTGTGCGGATATCAGATACTGAGTTAACATCACCCTGAACTGTTAGGTCATCACCAGAGAATGTAGAGTTTAGAGTTGAAGTGCCAGTATATATTTTTAGTGTATCTGTTGTTGCAACGTCAAATCTTATATCTTGATCAAAAGACAAGGGGTCGGCTCCATCAGCATATTGTCCTAGATCGATTAGCCCATTTCCAGCACCAAGTTGAATAGCGAAGCCAGATTTTATGTATGCAGTAGTGTTTGCCATCACAGTCAACGCATCGGAAGCGTGAATTTCTTGCGTTGAGTTCTCTAGACCAAACCGAATCTCTTCAGAAGACGATGTGCCTTGCATATGAATATCATCACCAGTGGCTCTCAGGAACATATCCCCCGTACTAGAAATAGTAGAAATACCACTAAGATCAGCATCTAAGTTAAATTGTGTCCCACTAAGGCTAATATTTGTACCACCAGTATAAGTTGTATTCGTATCAGTATTAACAACTGATTCAGATGCTGTGGCAAGGCCAGTGACGTGACCATAAGTATCAAGTGTAATATCTTGGATGTATGTTCTACCACTATTATTAGAAGATGCTTGTGAAGAAGTATCTGTGTGACTAAGAACTTCACTACTAATACTTAATCCACTACCAACTTTTACACCACCTTTAGTGCCAGCCGCCGCTGTAGGCAACGTGTAGGTGAAGTTATTAGCACTATTCGCAATACCATTTAGTTTACTTTGTAGCGCAGTAGTAAATGCTTCTGTATTAGCATTACCCTCATATGCAGTTTTAATCTGAGCGGCTGTCTGATCTGCCGTTGCCCCTGTTTCTATCCCTGCTAGTTTTGATCCCAATGAGGATACGTCATATCCATCTACTGTTCTACCACCAACCATAGTTATGTTACCAGATAGTGTGAGTCCAGCGCCACTAATATTGGTAGCAAAGGTTGATCCACTATCATTCATTCTGAGACGTTCTACGCCACCAGTGAAGAAGGTTAAGGTATCACTATCATTACCCGCCGATCTCTCAGCAAGAACTTTAGTATCACCATCAACATCAATAAGTCCACCTAGACCTGACCAAGCGGCTCCGCTATAGCCTTCGAATGAAGCATTAGTAGTATTGTAACGTATCTGACCCTGTTCAGATGAAGGTCTTTGTGCTGTCGTACCCGCTGGTATTCTAGTGGCACCAGTGCCACTTTGCATTAGGTTTGTGAATACCGCACTATCGTTCTGTCTAGCGACTCGTTTTAAATCAGATGAAGCACCACCATCAGTCTGGTTAGTTCCTATCTCCCAAAAGTCTCCTAGTTCATTCCATTGTATAACAGCACTATCCAAAGATGGTCTGTCAACTGCTAGGCCAGCCCTGTTAGTATTAGTAACTGTGGCACCATCGTTTGTTACAACAAAAGAAGCCGCATTTCTAGTAGCACCCGCTGTGGTAAAAGCCCCACTTACTGTAAAGTTTGTGGCTGTAATACTTCCAGTAACATCAAGTTGCCCAACAACATTAGTAGAATCTAGATTGGCTATACCGTGTACAGTAAGATCACTATCTAAAGTAAGATTACTTGCTGATAAAGAAGTTATTCCCCCATCAATCTGAAGTTTACCACGAATAATATTGTTTGCTGAACTATCGCTTAGTGTCATCCTTGGTGATAGTAACTGTGTAGTATTGATTGAGTCTAGGCGTCCATCTATTTCACCTATTGCAGTCGAAACTGTGGTTGCGGTAGTACCCATGGCACCCGCTGTAATGGTTCCTAATTCGGCATCAAGTTCTTTTATAGCCCCAGTGACTTCTTTAGAAGTTGTAGTTAAAGTTGAAACGTCACCAACTGAGTCAACAAGGGAGTTAAACCTATTACGTTGAGTATTGAATGTATCCGTTAACTGGACTGTGGGTATCTTTGAATTAGCCATTTGTACCGTTCTCTAATAGTTTTTGCAACATCATTTTTATATCACTTACATCAGATTTTAGTTGATCTATTTCAGCACGTTCTTGCTTCTTAGCCTCTTCAACTATTCTCTTGTGTCTACTTTTACTCTTATTTATATTCAAAATCATATTAGTATTAGGATCTCTGACTAAATCAGGGTAATCTTTCACAGGTATATAATCAGTCATTATGATGTTGCTATTGTTCTCAAGTTTGCGAAACGTGGAATTCTTGTAGATTTCTCAGCGTTCATTGTTATTTTTATTTGGTATTCATCGAAAGCCGCAAGATCAAATACATTGAACTCATACTCTGAGAACATACTTAGGTTATCAGAAGGTGGAATATCAATGTAGTTATTACCCTTAGTTGTCCTACTATCTTTAGAAAATACTGTCCAATCTTTTTCAGAAAGTTTTGCACCAGTAGAGTTTAAACTAGTTCTAAACCAAACGTCAAAGTCTGCCCCGATAGGTCTTACCGCATCAACAAGTGCTACAATAGATGTTGAAGAGTTTGAAAGAACATAAGGCGTGGTTATGTGTTTACTTGCGTTTGTTCCACCAACAGCATTTGTTTCAGCCGTATATGCAACAGTAGAGATCTTGTTTCTATTAGTAAGAGTTCCAGTGCTATCTTGCTGATGGTCAATAAAGAAAGAAACTGTTTCAAGAGAGGCAGTGTTGATATTAAAATATGGTGCTACGTTTGCGTTACTTGTATTCATGTTAACTGTAATATTAGTAGATGCCGCACCACTTAGCTTCAAGGCTTCTTGCTTTTTAGCGGCAATAACTGAAGGTGTGCTAAGTAGTTGGGGTCTGTCTAGATTAAGAGTTACATTATTTACAGCGTTATATCCAGTGGCAGTATCTTGCCAAGCACCTAATGAAGTGAAGTTTCCTGAGGCTGTAACATTCGTACTTGGTGGAGCCATGAATGGGAGTTTCAACATCATCTCATCTATCTCATGCTGTTCTGTAGCATATAGTCCTGTGCCGCCAGCCCTTATTGATGCTGTCGCACTTGCTGAATCCATCTTGAATGTATATCCAAAAGGATCAGCCTTAGTGATAGTTCTTTGACCAAGAATACTACTACCCTTTACACCATTTACTGTTCCCGCTGAATCAAAACCACTAGCATCTGTAGATAGAGTAACCACATCACCAACTCTAAATCCATGTGCGGGGTGTAAGACAGAAAGATCTGAATCACCAGCGGTGAACCTTAGGGGATCAAAAACATAATCGCCTAGTTGATTTTGTATCAAACTCTCTGTAAGTTTTTTCACAGGTGGGATATTAGTTTTGAGTTTAGCAGTTGCCGCAAGTGAAGTATCAAACTGTGCTCTATATACTTTGAAGGTCAGGTCTTTATTATTATCACCTTCCCAAGTAGTGCCATTAGATGACGCATACAGTGCTCCGTTAGAAGTATTGACTGTAGAGTTATACCTTGCTGTAGTAGTCCCAAAGTTAAAATCTCCATTCTTTGCAAAGTAAGTTTTGTATGTATCACCTGATGCAGAAGAATAAATGCACACTGATAATAATGTATTACTAGGAACGTATATAGGAGACGTGAACTCGAACTTATATTCTGTTGCCGCAGAAAATGTTGTAGCCGCTTTAGCACCAACAGCCGCCGCCGTTGCTACTACTCTACTTCCGGGGACGTATCGTTTTCCAGAAGGTTGTCCACCCTCAGTAGTTGGCCTAAGTTCCAAAGTGATTGGTAAAGTAGTATCTGCCGAATAGAAGAAAATACCAATGCCTGTTAGAACACTAGCCTCATCAACCACAAAGGTTTGTGCCGTAGGACTTTTCTGTTCTGTTAGTTGTAAAATACCAGTCATTAGAAGCCACCCATTGATCTTTTGTATGTTCCAGTAGCAACAGCAAAGGTATTATCAGCACCACTACCTGTGCCACCAGACTTTTTGAAATCATTCACATAACTTTTTTTATCATAGTAGTTATGATATACTGTTTTACCTGTGTGAGTTGTTTTATATGATATCACAGGTGCTGTGTGATTATCGTTTCTTCCCGGATCATCATTTGCTGGTGGAGAAGGGGGATCATTATAAAACTCTTGCTCAGTATAACTATATGTTTCTGAGAATGATTTAGACTCACTAACACTATACTGATACCAATCTTCATATTGACCATTAGCAAAAAACTTAGTTGCCGCATAGGATAGTGCTTCATTTCTAGACATAACTGAAACATCAAGCGCACTAAAGTTTGTGCCATCTGTTTTAGTATTCCAGTTCAAGGCGGCATTAGATTGTAGATAGAATAATCCTTTTAATGATCCATCAGAACCACTTATTAAAGGATTATTTGCTCCACCATTTGTTGCGCCACCAAGAGCGGTTGGAAAAGAAGTTGATGCCACATAAGCATCTCCTGTTTCTTTTATGTTAGAATCTCTTGCGGCAGAAGTGTAGTCAGTTAAACTATAAGAAGTGTTACAGTATTTGGTAATCTGTTTATCACCAAAGAAAATCCAATGAGGTGTATTGGGTCTTAATCCTTGAAATTCGAAAAACATAATCTTAGGTCTATGTACTTCAATCTCAGTATAGCCAAGTCTATCTTGCTTCACAACATCTCTCGACTGTGTAACATTTCTAGTTCCTGTTTTATTTACTGTTCTGTATGGCATATCTTTACCTTAATATTTAACTATATGAGCCAGTACTTATTGTAGTAGTACCTTGTGAACTTATTTCTGTTGTGCCATCTGGCAATAGTGAAGAGTTGGATTGTGAAGCATATGATTTATCCACTATTCTTTTGTTTGTCCAATGATCTCCATCTGGAGTTAATTCGGCTGTACCCACACTCTGTGGAAGATCAAACTGATTGACTGATATCACACCAGTAGCTTCTGTTTGTCCAAAGTCTGATACAACCTCTGTATATTTAGGCCAAATGTTATTGCCTTTTATTACACAAGTATCTAAAGATAAATCTGAGTCATATGATAGACTAACAGACTTATTGAAAAATAGTGGCATAAGTTCATTAGCATCATTGTGAATGGTTGCCCTATAATCGTCATCATACCATGCAGTTTGACGCACATCACTGAAGTTATCTCCTGTGATACCTTCTGTCTGTCTAATAAATGTAGCATTGGTTGGATCGTAGACTTCTAATGAAGCAAGCTCTGCTTCCATTAATGTTAAAGCAGAAAGTCTTTCAACGTTGTTAAGTCTGTTTTCCATTTGACGTAGATCTTGCATTTTAAATCCACGATTATCGTAACGAGATGCGCTTAAGTCTTCTTCGTTAAAAGTAAAAGGATTTAATGCTATATCATAGAGGCGCATATCTCTTGAGTTTATACCCGTAGGTTCATTCATACTATAAGAGGGTTTCCCCTTATGATAGTTTAATGTCCCTGAAGGAGACAGTGTTAATATGTCTCTTCTAGGCAACCAATACTTAACAGTTCCTACATTAATAGTAGATTGACTTTTAGGAAGATCTTCTATACGAGCAATACCACCTGAGAAAGTTGAGTTTGCAGGATTTTGTAAAGATCTCATATCTATTACATCTGCTAGGTGATGTGTTTCACCCTGAGTTGTAGTATATTTTGGTATCTCGCTAAAGGTAACATCGCTATAAGAAGCGGCTCCACCAAAGTAGCCTGTTGCTGATGGTGTGTCATGCTGAAAGTATTTGTATTGAACTGTAACATTTCCAGCGGGTGCTGAAACACCAGACTTTAGTTTACCTGATCCGGGGCCATAGTAGTTATCTCTTTGACCATTATCTAAAACAAACTTATAGGTTATGTCTTCACTAGTTGTTGCGTCTGTTACTTTATAGAACCTAAAGATATCTGCTTTGGCGAGTGTAAATACTCCACTACTTAATGATATGGTTTCTGATTCCCAAGATGATGCGGCAGTGCTTGGCTTTAGAGATTTATTCTTACGTGTCAGAGTTTTATTCTGATAAGCAATGACATGACCATTACCAGTTGCTGGTCCAGAAATTGTGGCCTGAGTGTTACCACTATTTAAAGATACTGTGGGTGTAGATAATGCTCCACCAGTATTTACTTGATATAACCAATCGGCTGTTTCTGTAAACGTATCAGTTCCAGCATTAATAACTACAGTGCTTCCTGTCTTATTGACTGTATATACAGTGCCTATAACAGCGGTCACAGTGCTTATCTCTTGTACTCTTGAACTAGGTAACTCAAATAACAGATCATTTTGTTCTCTATTATAAACATCAAATCTATTTTGAATGGATTTTAAGTTCGCATAGTTGTTCGCATCGACACCAATACTTCTGATATCACCTGTGCTAAATGCTGTATTAGTTATCTTGATATCAAATATATTAATACGGAAGTTTGTTTGTATAAGTTGTATGCCACGCACACGTGCAGTTCCGAAGTTAGTGCCACCTCTATTGACCGCACTGTATAGGTTAACTTCTGTAAAGTCTTCAACGTAACCTACTAGACCGAAAGCACTATCAGCCTGAACAAAGTTACCTAAGTTAGTTCCCACTTTCTCAGTAGTTCTAGTCAGCAAATCATTAGTAAGACTTCTGGGCTTTTGCACTCTAAGTGGTAGATTAAAATCTCTTTCAATACGAGAACCATTGACAAATGCTGTGCCACTAGAGACTTTAAACTGTAAGAAATCGTTGTCGCTATCTCTTATGATATTTAAATCAAACTCACCTGTTACTCTTTGTTCAATAAAATCTCCTGATTGAGAATATGTTCTAGCATCAATAATGCTACCTATTTTAGATAGGATCTTATCAGGAGTTCTTGTTAAAGATACAGCACCATTACGAACCTTGTATACTTCGTAGAAAGTATCACTTGATGTAATATCAGCCTTAGTAGTCAAAGTCAAAGTTATTCGTAGACGATCCGCACCGGGGGATGTTAGGTTGGGTGTTGATCCTGAGTTGTCAAAGAGTGCTACATTATCAGCGGTAGTTACAATCTCTTCTACTACTTTAAATCCAACAGTTCCTGAAAATACGGCACTATACTTTGAAAGAACTAAAGTCTGTGCTTCGACCATAACTAAATGTTGTCCAGCAAATGTATCGAACTGTGGTATCTCTACAATAGAAGACTTGCCCACAGCATCGTTTGCCGCTAGGATAGTCACATTACCTAAAGTCGTAGTAAGAGTTGAGCCTGAACTGAATGGTTTTGATACTGAAGTATTGGTTGCTGTAGAAGAACCTCCAGCTTTACCTTTAGTCATTTTTACAAATAGTGTTGCGGGATCAGAACCAGTTGCCGCTACTACTTCTTTAACAACAGCAAACAAATCGCCATCGTTTATTTCTGTGCCTTTTAACTGTGCAAATCCTGATGGAAGAGAACTAACTTTTAAGTATGTGTATGAAAATGCATTGACACCAGAAGCCAGATTACCACTGTTGTTGAAAATAGCACCTTCGTTGACGATGAACTTCGCAAGTCTACTAAGCTCTTGCTGAACTATGGTTTGAGATTGGGTTAGTTCACGTGCTTGTAGTGCTCTGCCGTTATTAAACAATATACGATGGTAATGATCACTATCTCTATAGTCATCATTGTACTCGCTTAAAAATGTTGTACTAGTAAGATTAGTAGCCATGGTTTACCCTTAAAGTTTAATAACGATTTTAATATCTTCAGTTTGATTAGCGTCTCTAGCAATCTTTGCTTGATTATTTAGGAACAATAATTCACCAGAGTGTATGTCTATCTGCCTAGCAACTCTGCTACCAACAGTGAAAGATCCTGATTTGCCTGAGATTGTTACGGTCTCAGCATCTCTGAATGGAGTAAATCCTGTGGTCTCATCTTGATGATACCATAGTGTTGCAGAGTCATCAAAGTAGTCAATCCATGCTTTGGCATTACTATCACCATTGATTGTAACATCATCAGCCCAAGATAGACCCCCTGCGATAGCAGAAGTCAATACAAGTTGCTTAACGGCTCTTCCTTGTGATAGTTGGAACTTAGTTCCACTAGCAGAATCTTTTAGATTTTTAAGTAGACCAACTTGACGATATTCGTTGTTAACAATGAATGTTCCACTAACATTACCTTCAGGCTTAATGTTAAACATCATGTTAGTCGATCTCAAGTCTGAACGTGCATCTGCGCCCATACCACCGGGGTTGGCAAATATTGGGAATACTTCCGCTGTAACTCCTGAGGTCAAACTTGTTGCCGCAACTCTAACAGAGGCTTGATTGTAGCCAGTGCCTAAAGCAGGGATGAATGGTGTTCCACCAACACTACCTACGCCAGCACTATCACCTACTTCAACTGCCGCCAACTTACCTGTGGCATCAAGAATACCATGGGCTTTTGCGCCACTACCATCACCAACAACAGTGAGTATCGGTGCCGCTGAATACACTCCAGTGTTAGGTGCTACACGATATCCTATTACCTGACCATCAACAGCCGCATTTTGTACAGACTTTTGTGCGAAGTTAGGATCAGTTGCCGCCGCTGAGTCAACAAACTTAACAGGCATAAAGTTAGAAGTCAAGAACCTATTTGAATCGGCAGTAGTAATTGTGTACATATATTTCCAGACATACCCATCACTTTCTATTGGAAGAGATGTATTAGTATGATCTGGCACGAACTGTGATACTACAGCCGCTCCAAAACTATTTTTACCTTGACGAATACAAACATATATGTTATTGTCAGAGGTTCTTACATAGTATGAAGGAGTTGGTTGTCCAACAATGTTATCATTGAAGGCTGGATAAACTGTATTAGTTGTCCAATCAGTCAAAGGTACTACAAAGGAAAATGCTTCGACTGCTTTTACTGATTGAAGATTGTATCTAAACTGTTTACGATCTCTTTCAGTATTGCTTGGAGACACTGTAGTATCAGTATTAGCAGATGGTTGCCAGATCTGAGAGTGACCAATCCCAATGTAGAAATAGTTATCAGAGTCACCACGATTTGTACCTTGGTTCTCATCAAATATTTGCTGTGCAAACTGTCTTTTTAATCTGTCTGTAATAATTGCTGGCATTGTCTATTTCCTATACGACTGCATATCCATAACCACCGATAATATTCCAACCGTTGGTTCCGTCCCAAATGAGTTGTGCTGTATCTAGTGGATCAAAGTTAATACTTGTTCCTTGAGCAAAGGTTGCTGGTGTTACTGATACTGTACCTGAACCACCCCCACGTCTTGCAAATGTCTTCATTTCACCATTGAGTGTGCCATCAGCTAATGTAACTGTGCCTGAAGAAGATCCTGTTAGAGATATAAATCCAGCACTTACTGAAGCCGCCGCACTATTTGCCGCTGTAGCATAACTAACAGCCGCTTTACTTATCTTAACAGATCCAGTTCCTTTAGAAGTTAGATCTAAGTTTAGATTAGCATCTGAACCTATAGCTTCTATAACAGGTGATGTTCCAGCCGCTTTAGAAGACACTTTAACATTATTTCTAGAAGGTGTAAAAGTGTTCGTAAAGGATATGACTGCATTACTAGCAGAATCGGTTAAGTACTCATGAACTTTAGGTCTTTGCACAACAGGATCTGTCAACGTTTTATTTGTTAATGTTGCTGATGTATTATTCATAACCATAGTATCACTTGCAGATAGTGCTGGTAATGTTATATTACGATTTGCACTCAATGCTCCAGCAACAAAAGTATATCTGTGACTAGAGTCTGCATCCCACAATCTCATATCATGTAGTGATGGATTATTGAGTTGTGGGTTAGTTAGTGTCTTATTACTCATAGTTTGTATAGCGGTGTCAACCAATACTATACCAGAAGAATCTCCGAAATCTATATTGATTTCAGAGGCAGGGTTAACGGCTCCAAGCTTAGTACGTCCACCAGCACTTATAATGTCCATTCCACTATCAGTAAGTTGTGATGTGCCAGCACTAATGGTAGATCCACCTAAAAAATTATACAGTTCTGTGAAGTTGGCATTAATCTTTGTACCAGCACCACGTAATGTATCACCCGTCCTGTCATTTGCAGATGTACCCGTATTGATTGTCTGTTTTGCCATAACTTACTCTCTACCTAGTTTATTATATTTATACGTGATTAAAGGGGTAATGTGCTGAATCTGCACTATTATCTGAGTCAAATAGTGTTGAGAACTTGCCCATATCCATAGTTGATTGTATTGTAATAACGCCATCTGAATCCATATCCATAGTTGGAGACCCTGATGCAAGACCTGAGTCACTCATGAACGTTCCTGAAAGACCAAGAATATCATAAGTGCTTCTCTCAGGCATAGATGAATCTAATGTGCGAGTTCCGATATCTCTAAACTCATTGCCAGTTGCGAAACGTCTGATGCCCAAAGCACTATCTTGTAGAAGAAGTGTCTGAGAGGTTTCAGCACCTATCGACATAGTAGCAAATGTCTCTGAACTTACCGCCTCTGCTATCGGATCACCAATCTCATCTTGAGCAATAGAAAGACCAACAGTGTTTACAAGTTCAAGTAAAAGTTCCGCACCAAGATACACACCCGCTGGATGCACAAATAACTTGTAGGTATCAATCCATTCGTTAAGAGGCAGACCTATTCTAATAAGAACTGACATAACTTGATATAGTTTATCATCTGTAATGAACTTACGTGACTCAGGACCAATGACTGATGCTGGTTCTTTTATTTGTTGACTACCCGTATTAATACTATCTTGTTCATAATCAATCGAAGGACCGACTTTGAATATATCGTTTTTAGGATATATGATTTGAGGATCTTGTGCAAAGAACCCTCTAAAGAATTGTTCGATACTATACTTAGTACCTTTAGATCTATAAAGAGTATTTGAAAACTTAATGGCTTCTCTTTTATTAAGGAACCCACCAAAGTATGCCTGACCTAAAAGAAGTTCATCTTCAAGGTATTGTAGTAAACTTTCTGGAACCTGTGTAGCATCTCTGGAAGAAGATAACCTTTTAATCTGCCCAGAAGGATTATCGGCAGAATCCATAAACTCGTAGTAGGCTTCAAACAAACTTTTTAGTTTAGGAAAATCTTCTTGAAAGTATTCTGGTAATACTTTATCGATCTCACTATTTAAGAGATTTATATTAGTACGATTATTATCCAGTAATGTTTGATCTCTTTTAGCCATTAGTTAATTGCACTTACTGTTACAGCGGTTGTTGTCGATCTATCTGTATCGAAGTTTAATATCTCGTTTCGTGTTGGCGCTAGAGCACTTTGATTAGAAGGAACTGCCGCTAGTTTAATAAATGTTAATCCAGCGGATATACTTGTAGGATTAAAATAGTTAATCGTAACTACACCTGTTGCGGCGATATAGTTTCCTACATTATCTACTAGTATTGCCCCGCCAGCAATGGCTACAATCTGAATAATATTTGAACTTAGTTTATTTCTAAGCATACACGTTTGACTTTGGAATGTAAATTCATTACTTGTAATAATATATTCGTTATCATCAGGTGCCGCAATCGATACTGGAAACTGTAACTGTTGATTAATAGAAACTTTGGCGGCTGATAGTTTTGACTTAATGTATGTAGTGTTTTCACCACTAAGATCGTTTAACACCATATAATTTGCCGCATCATTATATCTTTGACTGACAACAAAGTCAACTATTTTATTAAGGTTAGTAGCAGATGTTGTAAGAGGATTTGAAAGCAACTTGTTTATAACACTGATCAAAGTCGGTGCTGTAGGCGTAAATCTTTGTTGCAGTCTAACATTCGATCTTGATGAGAGAACAGCGGGAGAAGATTCATCTACAAGAGATAGGACATTCGATCTTCTGAATGCCTGTTTAAAGTTACCAGTATTTGTAGTAAAGTATCCAGAAATAATAGTATTAATAGAATCTTGTACAGCATTTAAAGTTAAGTCTGTGAGTTTTGGGTTGAACTGAAAGAACGTATCCATTTCAACAAATGTTTGAATAGGATCTATAAATCTAATATTGAAAGATACAATAGACAGTTGTGTGGCTAGATCTCGTATTGCCTGTTTTGTTGTGGCAATAGTTTCTGTAGTAACATCACTCTCAAACAATATTGATATGTATACAGCACCAAACTCAGGATCTACCGCAACTTCTCCACCCCATGTAGCAATGTCTTGTATGAGAGTAGAATAACTCTGAAGTATAAGTGATGAGTAATCTTCTGCCGTGACCATACGGTTTTGAGTAGCATATCTGAAAGGCGCATTCTTACGAATAGATTCTATGCTTTCTTTCTCTTCACCACCAATAGAGTTCACATATGTCACAACATTAATATCAGAAGTTATGTTTCCTGATGTGAACTGTGCTGAAGGAACAAACACACTAGCACCATTAGCAACAGCACCTTTTACTGATAGGTATTCAACTTCAATACGATTACCAGCACTAGGAGCAATACCGAATGTTACACCATCACCAAAAGATAGTTCGAAGTATCCATTAGGAGATTCTTTTAGAATATAGATTGTTGAGTTGGCGCTAAGAGTGGTGGCACTTTTAATGTTCTGATATGTTACAAAGTCTGTTGACGTAGCACTCGTAAATACTTTTATCGTAACAGTATCCGCATCAGCCGTTCCATCTGGAATAACATAAACAGGGTTATCTTCGTATTCTCCAACTAGGAATGTTTTTGTTTTCAGTGTACCTTCAAAGATTGGAATGCGATTTGATCCAGCATTTGTTTTAAACTCATAGAAACCTGTGCCATCATCTGTAGCAGAAAAGTTTTCTACATTCTGGAAGCTGTATGTCGCATCATCTACACTTGAAGTGAATTTGGTGTATGCTGGTAGAATAATAGTTTGCTCACGGGCAACAGCGGTTGAGTTCAAAGTAAGTCTAACCTTTGCCTGAGATGATGTATCAGTGTCTGGTACATACCCTATACCTTCTGATAGGGAAACAACTGAACTTCTTAACTGTGCAGTCGGAAGGTATGATTCATTAAGAGCGAAGTTTGCTATAAGAGCATTGAGATGTGTGTTGTAGGCTAGAACATCAAGGATGTTTGAAAGACCTGATGCCTCAAAGTTATAATCTTTAAACTCATCTTTATTAGCAAGATAATCTTTTAGATTACTCTTGATATTGTTAAAGTCTAAGGCTGATGATTTAATCGTTGTTGCCATGTTATCTTAACCTTGATAGGGAAGTCGTGAACGTCACAACTTCTTCTGTGTTTACAATTTGAAACTCTATTGTTATTGATATAGAGTTTCTTTCTTCTTGATAATTTACATCAATAGCCCTAATAATTGCTCTTGGTTCATAAGCATTTATAGCTCTGACTATATTTTCACGTGCATCATCTTCAATATCGTCATCGGCTAATTCGAATAGTAGTGCTCTTATATTTCCACCAAAGAAAGGCTCGAATGGCTTCTCAAAGAAGTTAGTCATAACAAGATTTTTTACTGACTGCTTAACAGCCGCCGCTTCTTTCTTAGTGAATATTTCACCATTAGGTTTAGCAGTAAAGGATAAATCAATATCTTTATACTCAGTCTTCCTACTTACTATTAAAGCAGACTTACTAAGATTGCCATCCTCTTTTGATAATACTCTATTGGTTGCCATAAGTTCTTCTCTATTTTACCTTTATTTATACGATTTTTGCGAAGGAAACATTAAAACCATTACTCCAAGTTCCAGCATCATCTGCACCCGCTTGTCTCCATTCACTCTCATCATAGTGAATAAATGTTGAATAGCCACCAATACCGGGGCGAACACCACGTGCCTTTGCGTTTCTGACTAGTATCCTAATATAACGTTGATACAAGATCTTATTCTGTGAAGGATTGATACGAACCCCATCAAGCAGTAAGAAGTGATCTGCCGCTTCACCAACAGGATGATTATTAGTCCCACTATCTCTTTTCGCTCTACCACCATCTGATGTGATCTGTGCTGTGTAACCTTCACCAAGCTCTCTCACTGCTTCAGCAATGGAGTCTACTATTCTTTGATCAGGCCAGTGTATTCTATCATTCCCTCTAGTGTGAGTAACAACATTGTCAGTTGGCGGTGTGGCAGATTTATTCCGCACACGTTCCTCTAAAGTCTCTGTGGTTTCTAATAGACATTCGATAAACTCACCTTCAGATAACAACTGTCTATTATATTCAGTAGATATTTTTCTTCTGAATGTGCCTGTCCACTGATCATCAATGTCTGGCATGACTATGATTAGTCTTGAACTCAATACAACCTGATCACCCACACACTCTAAAGTGTCATAAGATAAGATCATCTCATCGAAGAAACTAACGTCCTTTAAGTATTCTGCGATATCGAATAAGTCTAGGTTATTTGGCTTACCTTTTCTATTGATTGCTTTATAGACTACGGCCTTTCCTTTAGCCTTTAGATCATTTATACTATTGGGTGTTATTATTTCCGAAGCACTTGGTCTGTAGACGCCCTCAGATACTACGAGATTAACACCTCTAAATCTTTCATTGTTATTCTGTATTTTTTTAAGTATAAGTGAATGAGCATATAAGTTCTTAGCAATATCTCTTTTTACTGAAAGAGACTTTATAAACTTAAGGTTTGTAGAGTCATCAGACCCTAAGAACTTGGCTATAGTAATATTGTCAGACAACTTAGTCTTGATTGTAATATCATCTTGTCTTAAAGGATTATACTTCTCTTCAGGTACAATACTTAGAGCGGATCTTTTGGTTATAAATGTTGCGGAAATCTGTGGTGAGTAAATGTTTGCTGGCATAGTACTTAACACAGGAGTAGATTCCTGTCTTACCGTTCTACCAGTTCTCTCTGGTAGGGGGTTGTTATAATCAGAACAAATAAGATTTTCTTTTAATAGTTGCCCCACAAACTGAGCATTACCAGAGTTAACAACATCTCTTAACTTTGATCTGGCCTGTCCTGTTGTCATATAACCATTAGACACGCCACTATAGTCATTGGACTTATCAATGAAGTTCTTAATGTAGTCACCCTTGTCAATGATTACCTTACGAATACCGCCAGCGGCCTTTAACAAATATGTAAGAACCTTAGTTGAGGTTGGCGCTGTGATAGAAGGAGTTGCTGTGTCTGTAATAGTTCCAGCCGTACCAACACCACCACCACCATTGGGATCAGCATAGTTTTGAGATTGTGCCACAGTTGCTGTAGTAGCAGTTCCTTTTAAATCTCCATGAAATGTAGGAGCCTTAACACCTTGATCAAAGATAGCACCATTACCCACAAAGTCCATTGCAGTGCCGCCTATAACCCCTGTGCCGCCTTGTAGTGTCATGTTGTTAGCAGAGGCAGTGAAGTTATCGGCAGACATATTAAGATAATCTTCTGATGTAACGTCCATCGTTCCACTTGAAAACAAACCAACATTGCCATTGATGTTATAATCTAGATTACCTTTGACGTTGTGTTGATGACCGCCCAAGAATACATCCGTAACCAATCCAGTAGAGTATGTTGTTATTGGTCCTGTTACAGATGACTGTGATCCATTACCTACGTGCTTTTCTTCAGACCCTCTTATAGTTTCAACCTTATTACCGTTCACTTTAACATTATAGTCTAGGCAATCAACATTGAACTCTCCGACAACTTTAATGTTTAGGTTGCCTTTATAGACTAGCTGTGCGTCTCCCTCAACGATAACTTCATTAGAGCCACCAATGACTTCTACTTTTCTTTTCTTAGTGCTAATAATAATACTTCCATCAGGAGTAAGTTCAATACCACTACCTTCTATATGCTTGATAAGGATACGTTCATTACCATCAGTGTCATCTACTTCCCATACATGACCCTTTTCTGATTTAGATACTTGGTTCTTACCATAAACAGAAGAAACTTTATTACCCGTTTCCAACTCAACGTCATCATACTGAGCGAAAAACTCTAGGTCATTTCTGGCAACGCCTCTTGCTTCCTTGGAAATATTGCTTGAAAAGAAGTAGTCTGTCTCTGGATACTGACCAGTAGGATCTTCTGGACGATTTTTAGACTTGCTAGAAACTCTAGCATCTATAATTTCCTGAGGAATTCCTGAAAGGTTATTTGGATATTTACCATACGCCATATTAGTTTCCTACATATCCATCTACTAGTTGTTTCTGTGTCAAAGGTGCAGTCGTATTGGGATTATAATCTTTTATATTTTCTTTACCGAATACATTCTTTACATTAAGAGATACGTTCCACCAAGGAGATTCAGTGGATCTTATAATATCATGAATCCCAAATACCTGAACCCCCGGCTTGACATTAAATATGCTCTGAAACATCTTTCGAATAGTATTCATCTGTGCAGTACTAGCCATATAGTTTGGTTCTTCAAGAGCAATCAATATACTTCTCTCTGAATGATCTGGCACACCACTGTAGTAAAATCCTGTTCCTTTTATATCTACTGGTCTTCCTCTAAAAAGCACACCAGCATAGTTGATGTAATAGTGTGGCTCGAACCCTTGATCATATTTATCAACGTATAACTGATGCCATTCTTCAACTGTCGTTGTGCTACCATCGACTGTGGCAAAGGCTTCTACTATAACTTCAGTAACTTCTCTGGTCATATTAGCAAGTTCAGTTTCTAGTTCAGTTATGTCTGCTATAGGATCAAATATCTTTGAGTTAATATCTGTAGTTGCTTCACGCCACACATTGTTGTAGTCATCGGTTCTTTTACTTGGTATATGCACTGAGACTGCGGCTGGTTCTAAAACTGTGGATGCTCTGTTATCTATTTTCAATATAACATTTTTTAAATCAGCATCAGACTTATCAGAATATTTTTTTAATATCTTAACAGCATTATCGATATCACCATTATTTTTTGATGTGACAATATCTTTTACATCTTCAGGTGGAACGTTATATGTAACGTCACCCTTTTTTGCTACTGAGTTTAAAAGAACTTCAGTTGATTGGAAAGTTGTCTCTACCAAGTTTTCTATTGTGCCATTAAATCCAGAAGAAGAGTTATTCAGTACTTTAGATCTAGAGTTGTTTTGATTTGAAATGGCATTGATTACTTTATTACTTGTGCCTTTTTTAGTATTTAATACATCACCCAATACGTTGTCCAAAATATCATCTCTGGCAAGTTCTGTTGATACATTATTACCAACAATAGTTTTTACCTCACTAGATGAAGAGGTTGTTGTGGATTTAACAACTTCAGCCAAGGCTTCTGGGAACGGAGCACTAACAGCCACGTCAAGAAAACCATCCGAAGACAATCGACTATCTCCTGTGATCGTAGTCAAGTCTGCCGCATCACTCCCCACATCTTTTATTAGATCAGCCGATTTAGCACTTGGATCTAACTTGACAACACCTAAAGACTTTTGTATCTGATCTGGCACAGAGCCTTCGACACTAGACACAATATCTCTATCGGCACTGGCTAAAGATTGAAATCCACCAGAGGTTGTATTATCAGGTTTATACTTAAAACTAACAGAAGTATCATAAACTTCTCTCAGTTCTCTTGTAGCACTACTAGAAGATTGCTGACCTAATAGTTTACTTAAAGCATTCATACCATCTTGTAATAAATCTTTAGAGGACATTATCTAGCTCCTGATGATAAGTTAGAGGATACAGAAGCTATCAAAGTTGCCTTGTATTCATCATAAGCCGCTCTAGCCGCTAATGGTCTTGATCTACCACTATTGTTATTATAGTTTGCTGGATCTGCTCTTTCAAATATGTGAAAGAAATGAAATGTGGAATTTGTATCATCCTTATCTCCATCAAAGTTAGTTATATTCATCTCATTACTTAAATGATTCCAACAATCATGTGGTACGCCTGTCTTCATATCATATATTAAAAACTTTAACTGTAGGAAAAGATCGTAGGGATCTTCGTTTAAGTCAGAAGCATATGCCTCAACTCTTTGCCATCTACCCACTCCTGAGTTCCATTGAGCAATACCTCTAGAGTCTTCTGAGCCAGCCGACACAGCTTTAGGATCAAAGTTGCTTTCTATTTCTAGGTTACCACAAACACCAGCCGCTGATTTTATCGGAAGGCCATTACTAATTAAAAAGTCCATGACCAAAACTCTTAACTGTCTTATTTCAGCACTACCATTTTCATACATCTGACGTTGTTGTTCAGATACTGTAACACCTTCTTTACCAATGTTTTTAGAATCAAGAAGATTTACTCTTCCAGATTCAGCCGCCGCTTTTACTTGAGAAGAAGAGGGCTGTTCTATATGACTCATAGAACCAATTATCATAGGATTTTGAGAAGCTTTACCGTCCAAGAAGATCCCAAATACTAAAGCATTATTCTTCAACTGTGGTATTCTACCTACACCAGATACTCCACCCTCTGTAGTCGGCATGACTGTTTCAGCCCAAGGTAGAAACTTATCTTCAACTTCTTGAGAGTGTACACCAAATATTCTTACTTGAAATCTACCAGCCTGTTGAGGATCATTACCATTAATAACTCTCGCAACAAACCACCTATTATTATCGCCATAGTATTCATTCATTAGAAATACTCCGACTAGCAAGTTTACATAGATCTAGAGAAACATTATGTTTCCCACCCGCAACATCTAAACAATGGCGTTTAGCAAGTATCACAAATCTTCCAGATCTCTTCTCATCAATTCTTCCCCCAACAACATGACTTATATCATTTTTATATATTATCATAGATATCTGATGCCCGACACAAGTTTCTATGTTGTTCATTGAAAATAGTATTCCGGGGACATTTATGTTATATTTGTTTTTTAGCAAATGTGCTATAATACTTCTTTTAGTCAATTTAAAAGTTTCATTTACTTCGTTGTATTCTTGATCAAATCCATTAGCATCATCATAGGGATTGGTGACTACTCTAGTATGTATCTTTGAATTAAAATCAGTTATTTTGGATTGATCTATTTTTTTAGGATCTGATATAAACTTACTATCAAAGGCAATGAAGTTTTGATCTTTTGGAAGTAATTCTGCTTCTATTAACTTACTGAAATACCTGTTCATATCCTGATGATATATAAAGTTTATTCCCGTAGTTGCATTAATAGATTCGTACTGAGACCCCATTCCCCCCGCTAATGCTAGGTCTAAAGTATTCTCTGCAAGACCTGATTCGAAATGTGTTATGTTCGTAGCTTGAGATTCTATATCATTCTTATTGACGTTTTCCTGATCGTATACGAATGGTTTCATATGATTAAAGGATTGAGTATTAATAATAGTTTCAAGATCAGTCAAGTAAAAGTTATCATCTACTATAGATGAGTAAAAGAAAAATGGATAGCCATTAGCTGTAGACATTTTAGTCAATATAGTTTTAATAGCAGTTAGTGGATCTTGATAAGGAACAATGTATCTAAAGGATGCTTGTGCGGCTTCTTTTTTGCTTTCAATAATAAGTTCTCTACCAAGTTTATCTTTTACAATGTTTTTTATTATTTGCTCACCAGTTCCTGTGTATGCTTTACTAAACTTGTTTAAGTCGTTATAGAACTTTATATCTTCAACCAAAGATAGCGATACTATTGAGGAGTAATCGTTAGATTTTATACTATCAGTAATTTCTTCTACAACAAAAGTTTTAATTATTGATTTCGTAGTTTGATCAGGAACTACAAACTCTAATACTATTCTTTCAGTTCCATTAATATCTGCTTGTGTATAAATGTCTTGATCATCTTGAAGAATAATATCTCCTGTCAAATATCCAAGTGTTAAGTTTTCGTATATATTGAATTCAATAACAATGCCAGAGTCGGATGCATTAGAGAATATTAATGGCTCACTGAATCGTTCAGACTCCATTCTAATACTAATTATTTTTAGTTGTTCCGCTGATACTATATCTGACATATTAACTTCTTAATAGTTTCTGAAATTCGCTGTTTACTTGAGATACAACATTAGGTTTAAATATGTTTATTCTACGCAAGGTATCATTAGATTCGATGAGACGATCCAAATGTGTAACTGGAGTATGACTTACAAACGATGTTCTGTTTTCTACACCACCACCAGCAACTATAGTTAAATCAGATTCTTCACCACTTGCATTATTATAGTGATGAGGAGCATTATACTGATTAACATTACTATGTATTATTAAACTTCGAACTAGGTCATCGTCCCATAGCAACACATTTGGTTGATTACGTTGAGAGTAAATGGTTGTGCTGTTAGGAAGACTGAAGCTTGAAAGTACTGAGGTTGCTGTAGCCTGTGTTCCATTTGCGATGTTAGGTTCTGATATAATAACTCTGGGAGCACTCGTATATCCTTCACCACCTGTTGTGACTGCTATAGATTGTATTGTCTGTGAGACTTTGACTTCACTACCATCCAAATAGGTCATAACTGCTTGCCCAGTTGCACCTGTTCCACCACCCCCAGCGAGGGTTATAGTAGGCGGTGAGGTGTAACCAGTGCCACCATTAGTCAGAGATATTGACCTAACATCAATAATAGGCTTCACTGTTATCTGTCCAAGATCATAGTTCTTCTCTAAAATCTTACCTTTGAACACTGTACCAAACTCATCAGAGTTAACACGATCCGCAACAAGATCTCCAATATAAAACTCTCCATGCATTGCCGCTGTAGATTTTAATATTCTATTAGGATAATATACTTTAGCAAGATCATTTATTTTATAATTGTCCTGAGGCCAACCTTGTATACGCAACTTTTCATTTAACAAAAAGAAAGTCCAATACAAATCGACATTGCCATATAACTCATATGAAAGAATATCAGGTCTTGATGCATCATCGATATAATACTCTTCGTAGAATGTTGCGTCATCTGCTATCTGATCAACAAGATCTATGTAAGCAGTTAAGTTTTGAAATGCTGTATCAGAAGTCTCTGTTCCAAAATTATAATTAACAACTGGAAAGTTTCTAAAAAATGCCATGTTAAAATCCCGTCCCAAACGTATAGTCTTCACCAAGTGCGGCGGCTTCTTCTATAATATCTCTCTTAGTCAAAGGTCTTTCTTCAACAAAGTTTAGTGATATATCAGTTTCTTGAAAGTTACCATCTTTATGAAACGCCATTCCTGTTGCGTTATAAACAACATCAACACCTTGCAGAAAAGATGGCAATATTCTTGTAGCAACTTTCTTCTTATCATAAAATAACTTTATGTTAAATTTACTAGGAAATCTAAGTGCCGCTGTTATCGCATCATCAGATGTGTCAGGATACATTTCTTCTCTAAAAAACTGAACTATTCTTTTTACTTCCTCTGCTTCTTCTGGAGAGGTTGGTATCATTTTAAACGAAAATCTAAATTGCCTTATACCAATACCTCTTAGAGTAGATCTTCTATTAGGGTTTAAGGCTATTCCTGTTTGAGTTTCGATAGCACCTTGTGCTTCAGCATTTATTTTACTAGACACTCTAAGTGCGGCAACTTGAGCACCCTCGCTCTGTAAACCTTTACTGAATGCTTCTTGTACAGAAGCAAAATCAGGAAGAATGTTTCCAGCAACGGCACTAGCAACACCGCCACCAGTTCTTCCACGAGCTAATGCTTTTTCTGCCGCCGATCCAATGATACCAAGATCAATTCCAGTATACTCTACAGTATCTTGAAACTGTAATGCTTGAGGTAAATATAACGAAGCTTTGCGACCAGCACCAATACGTGGTGGAATTTTACCTCTTTTAGTTTTTTGTACACCCAAAAAAGCCGCCATATTAACTTGATTAACTTGTGTTTTATTAGGATCAGCATTAGCATCTGGTTGTGCGGAGTTTACTGCATTAACACCTTCTACTCCCGCTTTAAACCCTGTCTGTGCTAGAGTAAGATAAGCTTCTTGAACTGCTTCAAAAGTGATACGTCCTTTATATCCATCATCTTCTAATGGGAATTTAAAACTGCTTTTAGCCAGTTCTTTATTGCCAGCCGCTCCATAGCGTTTGTAATATGCCATTATCGATCCTTGATAAATATAAAAAGTTACTATTATTTATAAGGTATTTATGGCTTACTCAGGAACCTATAAGGTTAAAAATAGATCTAAGTATAAGGGAGCGGCTGATAAAGTAGTCTTCAGATCCCTTTGGGAGAGAAATGCTTTCAAATGGTGTGATGATTGCAGTGAAATTGTAGGATGGTCTTCCGAAGAAGTTATCATTCCTTACTTCTATGAGGTAGATAAGAAGTACCATAGATACTTCATGGACTTAAAACTTACCTATAAGAATGGTAAGACAATACTAGTTGAGATCAAACCAAACAAAGAAACATCACCTCCAAAGTTTAATGGCAAGAAGTCTAAACGTTATATTACTGAAGGTATGACCTATGTAAAGAATATGAATAAATGGGCGGCGGCTCAGAACTATGCCGCTGATCGTGGTTGGGGATTTCAGATATGGACTGAGAATGAACTTAGTGCCATGGGTATCTTACCTAAACCTAGAAAGAAGATAGTTCCGCTAAAACCATTAAGAAAACCTAAGAAAAAATAACATACTCACCCAACTCAATGACCTCTCTTTAATTATATACACGTTTTAATGATTCGTCAACCCCTAAAATAGATATAAATAACAACATGGCTAACTTATTTAAGAACTTAGAAATAGAAGCATTCAGAGCGGGTATCACCCCTAGAACAAAAGAGTCTAGGGAATGGTTCCGTAAACGTTTGGCTAGTATGGGTAAGATCAATCAAAAAGAACTTATGACCTCAGACTCAGTAAAGCTTGCTAACAAGCAACTTGTAGGGTCTATGCAGATGTTCTACTATCAAGCAAAGCATAGGGATAAACTTCCTTACTTCGATGCCTTTCCTTTAGTGATTGTTCTTGGTCCAGCGGAAAAGGGATTTCTAGGAATGAACTTACATTATCTCCCGCCACCATTGAGAGCAAAGTTCTTAGATGCTCTTATGGATATAACTACTAATAAGAAATATAATGAGTCCACACGCTTTGATGTTACATACGATATGCTGAAGGGTGCCGCTAAATACAAATACTTTAAGCCATGTGTTAAACATTATCTAACAGCACAGGTTAGAAGTAAGTTTGCTAGGATACCAGCACCTGAGTGGGAAATCGCAACCTTCTTACCGACTGCTAGTTGGCAGGGTGGTTCTGCTTCACAAGTGTACAAAGACTCTAAGGGAATGATTTAATGTCTAGTATCGACCAGTTAAAAAGTTTAGTATCCAGAAAAGATGGTATAGCACGTCCAAACGTGTTCAGAGTAAAGTTCCCATCTATCCCGGGTGCTACCTCAGAAGAAGTAAATCTTCTCTGTAAGGACGTTGTACTCCCCGGTAAGCAGATTATAACCAATGAACGTAGAATTGGTATGCAGACGCACAAGGTTCCGTATGGGTATGGTGTCTCAGATATCTCTATGACGTTCCAAGTCTTAAATGATTATGGCATCAGAAAATACTTTGATGTGTGGCAAAGTATTGCTGTTGATCAGGATGGACAAACCGCTGGTTATCTTAGAGGTAGAGAAGGTTACGGAAAACAGATTGTTATTGAACAGTTGAAGAAAGGTATAGGTCTTCCCATCTATTCTACACCACTTGGTATTCCTAAACTACCTTCAGAAATACAGAATAGACTGCCTAAGTTTGGTCCTATAGATCTTGCTCAAGGCCAGTTTGACTTAGACTTCGTAACAGGGGATGATGTGATATACTCATGTACATTGTTTGACGCATTCCCTACCACAATGAATGATATTACCTTAAACAATGAAATGGATGGGGTAGTAGAATTAAACGTACAACTATCGTACACAAAATGGATTCCAAATGAAGTTGAATCCACTAGCAATATTGAGAAGTTCTTAATGACTCAAATCGGAACAGCAATAGGAAAGATATTTAATTAAAGGATTGAATTGAGATGGCACTACCTAAACTAAATGATAAACCAAAGTATGAACTCGTTATACCTTCAACAAAACAGAAAGTAAAATTTAGACCTTATCTTGTAAAGGAAGAAAAGGTTTTAATGTTGGCAATGGAAAGTCAAGATCAAATACAAATCTTTGAAGCCATTGCTGATACTATTGAAGCCTGTGTTGATGATGATATTGATAAAAATGTATTAACTACATTTGACATAGAATATATGTTTGTTAAAATTAGAACGAAGTCAGTAGGAGAAAGTATTAAACTTATACCAAAATGTAGTGAATGTGAAGCAGAAAACGAAATTAGTATTGGCCTAGACGAAATTATAGTAGACATTCCAGAAGGAAACAATATTATTAAAATAAGTGATGATATCAATATTAAAATGAGGTGGCCTTCGTTTCTCAGTGTATTAAGTGATGATGTTATAAATGACAAGTCTGAAACTGAACAAACCTTTAAGATGATTAGTAAATGTATTGAATCTGTTATGACCGAAGATGAGAATATGATGTTTAAAGATGAACCTAAAAAAGATCAAATGGAGTTTATCGAGTCTTTGAATAATGAACAGTTTAATGCAATACGTGAGTTTGTAGAAAAGATGCCATCGTTAGAACATGATGCTTCTTATAAATGTAATGCTTGTGAACATGATAATGAACTTAAACTAAAAGGAATGAGTGATTTTTTTTAATATCTCTTTCTCATGATAACCTAGTTAACTACTACCAAGTTAACTTTCAGTTGATGCAGAATCATAATTATTCGTTAGAAGACGTTGAAAATATGATGCCATGGGAAAGAGAAATCTACCTATCAATGTTGATAGACCAGATTAAAAAACAAAATGAAGATGCTGAAAGGCAAAGGATGAACAATGGCTGAAGATAACAACTTTAAAGATCTCGTAAAAAGCATGAAAGCTAATACGGAAATGGCAACGCATAATAACGATGCCATTATGGATTTGAATAAAACCTTTTCTGATTATTTTACTATGTTGTCACGACAGACTAAAGATCAAGAAGAAAATTCCAGAGAGAGTAAAAAATCTACTAGAGTTGCAAAATCATCACCTAAAGATCATTTTGGTTTAGGTAATAATAGCATGAACTTTCTTGGAGGATTTGCTGGTGTAGGAAAAACTATAGCATTAGTAACCGCTGGAGTTGCATCTTTCGGTCTTGCCTTTGCTGGTCTCAGAGGTTGGGAACTACCAGCTTTAAAAGCCCTATCTAAGTTAACTGTGATATCTAGTCAAGATGGCGTTATTTTTAAAGGTATTCAAGCTCTTAGGGCAGGGGCATTAGCAACGTTTGGATTTTTAAATCCTGTTGTTCCTGATCCGACACGTGTTCCTATTTCAATGCAGATACAAGCGCAACTTACAAAAGTAAAAACTGGTTTTTTGAAAGCGTTTGGATTAGGACCAAACGGATTACCTTTTGCAGAAAGAGGATTTTTTGGAAAGGGTGGTACGGCTGTAGGAAAAGGTGGTATTGCTATTGGGGTTATAACTACACAAATAGGAAAGTTACTGAAACCACTTACCGATGTTGGTGCTGGCATTGGTAAATTTATTGGTGGCGCAGGTGCTGATGTGTTTGCATCTATCGCAAAATTCGGTGGTAGTGCTGGAGCATGGTTAGGGATAGTAGGAAAAATATTTAAACCTATAGGTATTATATTCTCCCTTAAAGCCGCTTTCGATAAATTTATGAGCAGTGACAAGGATATGGCGGGTGCAACCTCAGATGGTATTTCTTGGTTCTTTAGTGATTTTTTTGGAGCACCTCTAGATCTATTAAAAACTCTACTAGGAAAGGTGTTTGGACTTTTAGGTTTTGATGATGTGAAAAATACTTTAGATAATCTTAGTATAACAGATAAGCTTTTCGAATTTTTCAATAAGATTTTAGCAGTCCCAACTGCGATGTTTAGATTTTTTCTTACTCTGTTTAAATCTCCTAGCGAAGCATTTAAGGGTTTGATGGAAGATCTTGGTAATATAGCAAAACCTTTTTTCGATTTGGTTAGTTGGCTCACTGACTCGGTGTCAAATTGGGTAAAAGGTGTTGTGAATAAAATAAGGGCAAAAATTGGATTAGATCCATTAGAAGATGTCGTTTATGAGGGTATAAATCAGCAACAACTTAATAGTATTGTCAGTTCCGATAAGAATAAAGATGGCATACTGTCAAAAGCAGAACTTGATGCCAATCTCCCTAACAGCTTTGGTGGGAAACAGTTGAGGGCGGCTATTGACGCTCTTAGTTCAAATCAATTCAAAATGTTAGGTGATAGTATATCATACTCAGCCGCACTTTTAGGAGAAGGTCTTTCAGTCAATAAAAGATTTGACGATATAAACGCCAAAGGGTTTGGATATAATCAGTTCTTAAATGCTTCAACTAATGTTGGCGATACTATTAATGTTCATAAATATCAAGGTCCATCAGTCCCATCAATGTCGGCAGTCGATAGAAGACAACTCAATCAAATAAAAAATTCCATGATGCAATAAAAAAAGGATGACCATTTCTGATCATCCTTTCTAAAAAGAGGGTAAAGGAGAA